AGTCCTAATCTAGATGATGAAGCAACGCAAAAAAGTGGAAGAATTGAAGTTGCTCCTCCTTCAGATGATATTACTTCGGGACTACGAATGGGAAATAATTTTCACCCAGCAGTAACTCAAATATTAAGAAAGAGATTAATAGATCACGGTGATCGAATTACTGATCTTGAGGAACTTCATAAACACTTATTTGCTTTATCCTCAACCTTCAAAGACTATAGAAAACGACTTGAACCATCTTTATCTGATCTACAAGCAGTTGACGAAGAACACAGATATCATATAAATCCAATTCCACAAAAAGAACAATTTCAGATATCAAAACAAATAAAGAGATTGATGTCACACCCTGAGTTTCATGATGCAAATCCAAAAAAAGAACTTACTCCCACAAATGTGAGAGATCTTCTTTCGGTTGCTCATAATGACACAAGTCATGGTGGTATAGGAAGTAGAAATGCTGATCTTAAAGAACCAATTATTTCAGCATCTAATAAAAAACCATTGCTTGCTTTGTTTTCCGACACATTGACAGATCCTCATGTAAGACACGATTTTCATAATTTTCTTGACTCATATGAAAGTCGTGGCACAATACATCAACAACTTTCAGCAGCAATACGGGGGCATATGATTTATTCTCCTCACATGAACGGAGAAGAGAGAATAAGAATGGTGAAGAAATATGCATTTGATCCTTCATCAATTGATATCGGTGATGTTGGAAGTTATCATGTTCCAGCGCACACACAAACTGGCACTCATCCTATGACTGGACTGAGACATCGTAATGATCCAGCAATAGAAGAATTTAAGAAAACCAATCGTGAATTGTGGGGAAAGAGTTATTGGTTTACACCACCATCACACAGTGGCGACAAAAATAAAAAAATACAACATTTACTTCTCAAAGACATATCAGCAGCAAGATTCAAAAAACAAGAATTGATTGACATGTTTGGTCATGCGCATCATATACTGACTACACATCCAACATTTACTCAGCATGAAGATGCAAGAAGAGATGTAGATAAATTTGGAATTCAACAACCACCATCACAAATATTTCATCATCATGTAGATCAACTACATAGATCTATTGGAAAGTTTGATTTGAATACTAGAAGTTGGCAAACACCAAGTCTAGACACAGCAAGAGAATTGATATTGTCAAGATCTAAAATGATCGCATCAGGAGTAGCGAGATAATAAAAAAACAACCCCCCGATTACTCGGGGGGTTTGCGTTTGACTGGGTTGTTGTTTGTATTTAGATGGTAAAGGCAATACCACCCGTGCGACCACGCTTGAAGACGATGTTCGCACCGAAGTGAGCAACGAGCATCTTGCGGAGGTCGATGGACTTCATCTTGAACTCCTTCGACAGATGCTTGACGGTGAGGCGCTCACCATTCTTGGAACGAGCAACGAGAGCGTTGAAGTCGATCTTGGACGAGTTAGCAGTCGAGAGCATAGTGGTAGTCATCTTTGGTTTCTTTCTTGAACTTGGTGATGATTTTGTTTAAGAACTGGTTAGCGAGGTTGACTGTGATTGGATTGCTGTAGATGTTGTTTGTCGAGATGTAGGACTCAAAACGGAACTTCGTCGTTCTGCGGATCCTCCTTCTTGACTTCAGCAGTCGCAGCAGGAGGCAGCGCCTCTGCGTCGATCTTGTTGTAGAACGAGATGAACGCGGTCTGCGTATCCTTGTCGAAGCGAGCGAGAGTCATGCTCAACGCCTTCTGCTTGCAACCGAAGATCGCATACGCCTTGCAGATGTTGATGAGGCGACGAGTCGTGATGACATCGCTGAACGATCCATCGTTGAACCCGATGCGAATGGCGTCTGCCCACTTCGCAAGGCAGTCAGCGAAGTTCTCGTCCACCTTGCCGAAGGACTTCATTCGCTTGAGCAGAATGCGCTTCTCGACTGCCTTCGGCGCGTAGTCAACCTCGAACCAAAAGTCGAAGCGGTCGAGCATTGCCTCGTTCATCACGCGAGTACCGACGAAGCGACCATCATCCGAACCCTTGCCCTTCGTGTTGCAAGTCGCAACGATGTTGAAGCGCAGAGAGTTGGGAATCTTCTCAATGATGCGGTCGATGAACTTGCCCTTGCCTTCGAGCGGAGACTGAAGGCACATCGTCTTGGCAGTACCGCAGTCCATCTCGTCAAGGAGAAGAACAGCACCACGCTTGAGTGCGACGATCACAGGACCATCCTGCCACTCCATCGTGGAGTTGCCGTCACGGTTGACGAGTCGCCAAGTACCGATGAGCGAATCCTCGTCGGTCATCTCAGTGAAGTTGACGCGCAGACACTCGCGCTTCAACTTCGCGCAAATCTGCTCAATCATCTCAGTCTTACCCGTACCAGTATTGCCAGTGAGAACGATGGGTGCGAACACACCGCTCTCAATGATCTTCTTCACATCCTCGAAGTGACCGAACGGAACATAGTCAGGGTTCACATCGGGAATGAGAGAAGTACGAGTGCCATCAGACGACGCGAGTGCGTATGCTGCGACACGATCAGGTGCGGGAGTGGAAACAGTAGTGCGATTGGTATTGCTCATGTTCTTGTTCTGCTTTGCGATAGCAATGTCGATGTGGAACATTCCACGACCAGCACTGCGTGACTTGTCCTGAACGAACCAGGCGGGAGGGTACTTGAGTCCAATGCTATTCGCTGCCTCGACGCATTGAGCGCGAGTCACAACATTGGAACCGTTTGCGAGAGACTTGACTGCGGTGAGGAACTGCTGCTTGTTGGCGATCTTCGGCATAGTTCATATAATATACCACAAAATGCCTACGAGTCAATATCTTTGAACAATAATCGTACCATTTTGTTGTTATCGGACGCGGTTGATAGTATTTATCGGACCCTGGTTATCACACCACAAAAATCGGCATTTTATGCTTGACAAGTGATGGATTTGTGGTATATTACTTATTATGACTCACTCTACCAAGAACAGCAAGTCCATTCTCGCCAAGGCTCTCGCGCAGGAGAACATCAAGGTGATTCACAATCCTGCGCTTGATACCGCAATGTTTGATGTGGTCAACCGCACACTCATGCTTCCCGTGTGGGAGAATGTTTCGTCGGAGGTCTACGATCTTCTCGTCGGTCACGAAGTTGGTCACGCGCTGTTCACTCCTGACATTGATGCGGGTAAGGCAGCAGACTGCACCGATGGCCCGTGGACTTCTGTTGCCCAAGACATTGGTGGCAATGTTCACGCTCCCTATGTGCAGGGACTCATGAACATCATCGAAGATGTTCGCATCGAGCGCAAGGTCAAGGAGAAGTACCCTGGTCTTCGTCGCGACTTCTCCATCGGATATCGTGAGATGTTCGACAATGACTTCTTCGGTACGAAGGACAAGGATGTTTCCAAGATGTCTTTCGGTGATCGTCTCAATCTCCACTTCAAGGTTGGTGTTCACCTTGCTATTCCTTTCACCGCAGAGGAGCAGGAGATCGTTGATCGCGTTGAGAAGTGTGATTCGTTCGATGACACTTGCAATCTGACTCGCGATGTCTTCTCGTTCATCGGTGGTACTCGTCAGCACATTCCCATGCCGAAGCAGAAGCAGGATGGTGCTGGCGCGGGAATGAATGGCAAGCAGGGTCAGGATTCGTCGCAGGGTCAGGGTGTTTCGCAGCAGGGTAATCAGAAGCAGGACGGAAACGGTACTGCCTCTGCCACTAGCAGCGGAAATCAGGGAACTCCTGGCCAGGGTCAGTCGAGTGGCAATGATCCCAAGAACCCTCGCAACAATGACAGCAATGGTTCTGCTCCCTACGGTGCGGGAACTGGTCAAACTTTCGGTGACCTCTCGACGCAGAAGAACTTTGACTCCAACAGTCAGCGAATGGTGAACAAGCGCGTTGGTTCCACGAACTACTACGAACTGCCTGTTCCGATCACGAAGAACATCATCGTTCCCTACACGAAGGTGAACTCGTACCTGACGAACTACTTCGCGAACTACACGACTCGCTATAGCAGTGCGCGTGATGCGAAGAAGATCATGGCGAACATTGATGAGAAGTATTCGCGACTCATCGGCACGACTCGTCCTCTGATCGGTCAACTCGTTCAGCAGTTTGAGATGAAGAAGGCTGCCGACGAGCAGAAGCGTACTACTGTTTCTCGCAGTGGTCGTCTTGACACGGATCGTCTGTGTCTGCACAAGATCACCGACGATATCTTCATGAACTACGCGACGATTGCCAGCGGCAAGAATCATGGCATGGTCATGGTGATTGACTGGTCGAGTTCGATGTCGATGGTGACTGAGGATGTTCTCACGCAAGTCGTGATGCTGTCTCAGTTCTGCAAGCGAATGGGCATTCCGTTCGATGTCTACCTGTTCACCAGTCAGTATTCGGTTCTCAAGATTGTCGAGAAGGGGTCATACGATTCGCAAATGGATGCGATTCCTAATCAGTGGGACTCGCAGGGTTCCATGACTGCGTACAGCAAGCACAAGAGCGGCGGTGACTACGAGCGTTCGTCAGAGGCGTTTGCTCTGATTCATGTTCTGTCATCAGAGATGAAGAGTCTTGAGTTCACTCAGGCACTCAAGAATGTCTTCACTCTTGGTCAGTTCGTGACTCGTCCCAGTGATATTCGTAGTGCGAAGGACAAGAACGGATATACGGATTTCCTGCACGATTCCCTGTATGTTCCCGTTGGATTCAATCAGGGAAACACTCCCCTTGATTCCACCGTGGTTGCGATGATGGACATTGTTCCCAAGTTCCAAGCAAAGCACAAGGTTCAGATCGTGAACACGATCTTCCTCACCGATGGTGATACTGGTCACAGTGTGATTCACACTCGCAGTTACAACAAGGAGAAGATCTATGTGAACTGCCCGTTCAACAAGAAGCAGTACGAAGTGACTGATTTCCCGACGAGCACCGATGCTCTTCTTCACATCTTTGCTGATGTGACGGGAAGCAACACCATCGGGTTCTTCCTCTGTGGCAAGCATGGGCATTGTCGTTACACCGATCCCACTGCTGACCGCAAGGAAGAGTACAAGCGCATGATGGAGAAGGGTTACATCGAAGCATCGAAGGTTTGCAAGCAAAAGGTGTACAATTACGACAAGGGAATCTACGAGGAGTCTGCCGATGCCATCAATCACGGGTATGATCGTCTGTTCGTTCTTCCCGCGAATGGGAATGTGTTGGACACCGATGAGGTGGATGATGCGCTGGAACTTCTTCCCGACAACGCTACCTTCACTCGCGTTCGCAACACCTTCTTCAAGGCAGTCAGTCAGCGCGCTAACTCGCGCGGATTCATCAACCGATTCGCGGATGTGATTGCTCAACCCGTCAAGCGTTGATTCCCGCACAAAGGAATCCCAATTTCTCTTATGCGAGATCGTTGAAAAACGATCTCGTTTTTTTTATTATATGATTTTAAAAATCAAAATATTTGGAAGGTTTTTTCGATGGTCCGATAAGTTGATAGTATGCCCTGCTAAATCAGAACATTATCACGACCACTAGTGCCAAAAGTTGATAGTACCCCCCCTATTTGTGAATAGGTTGAATCACATGAAACATTGGCATTTGACCTTTACTAGAATATGGATTATACACATATTGGGAATCATCGTGTACTAATCCAGCATCCTTCAGAGAATCTGCAATTGTATTGTACATTGCCATTTTTCTTTTCTCATGACCAGGAACATCCGATCCAGCACTAAATGCTATTGGCATTTTTGGATAGAATTTAGACACATGCCATGCAGATCTTACGATATGTGGTGCAATTTTTCTAAAAGCAAAAGACAATCCAGGTGATGCATCTCGTCTAAGTCCACTATATGCATTACCTCCTGCTGCTTGACTAAATGATAATCCTTTTTGTTTTGCAAATGTGTTTGCATATATTACACCAGGATCATCGTATCCTTCAGTCTTGCGTTCTGCATTCTTTTGTTCTCTCATAGTATCTAAGTAATCATGATCTGTAACATGACTTACATCAAAGTGAACTTGAAGATGTGGTTTCTTTAATCCTTGTGTGGCATATCCACCTGGATAGTGCATGACATGAACCCAAAGATTGCTTTTGTCTTTTGGCATATCTCTGAGTGGAGTATGAAAAACAAATTCCTTAAATGGAATTCTTCTCATGATATCGTCATGACCAAATACTGTTTCTATTCCATTCTTATGGTAATGAATGAGATTGGTTTCTGGACTCAGTTCCATATTCTCTCTAGAAAAATCAAATACTTCTGTTATGTAATCTAAAAAGTTATACATTTTAAATCTCTATTAGTTTGCTTTCTATTAAATCTTTTGCTAGAATTCTAGACATTTCATTGTCTGATAGGTAGTGTAATCCAACATGCACTCTACTCATTCTCATCTTTTCGCAAAAATCACTTATTTCTTTTCTTTTATTTTTAATCATTTTGCTTAGAAAATGATCCATTAAAAAAGAATCAAGAGCATGACCAGATGGACATGCTGGATGTAATGCATTGTTCGCTATCTCTACCTGAAATGGAATATTATTCGCTGCTGCGAATTGTTCTGGTCTTGCTCTGTTATAATATTTCTTAAGATAGAAAAGTATTGGATCTGTTTGATCGAATATATTTCTTATGAAATCGGGTGGAAGATGCAATCCGTGTGACTTTGCAAAATCAAAATACATCTTATTCTCATCGACTTCTGCACTGATTGCGAAGAACAGATCATCGTCTGTTGCATTTGCCATTATTTGTTTGAGTTCTTTAATCTCTTCAGCAGTCTCGTTCGGAGATGGCATTTTCATGTTTTTGTACTTCTGTAAAATGCCATTCTTATTGAATTGAGAAATAATTTTATCTGATTCGTCTATCTTCTGCTCATCCTCTTGTGTCAATTTACCATATTTGACATCAACTAGATCTTCTTTTAGATAAAATTTAAAATTTTTCATACTATTATTTATTAAATGAAAAGGTGGGGGATTTCTCCCCCACCCCTCCCTCTCTCAATTTTTTCATCATCTGTTTGGTAATGGATCGTTTTCTTTTACAAAGGATGGGGGGACGCAATACCATCCTTCTGGTAAATGAACCTCATTGTTGCTTAGAGTCCACTCCCCCTTTTGGAGTGTGTATACTCTCACCTTCGCTTTTGGTCCCAGACGAATGGGTGAGTCCTCGGGAATGAATACGGTCCTGTTCCCGCAACCACTCATCGATCCTACGACCAGCACGGTGCAACTTATCGCGATCCAAATCAGCATCAACCGCAGTCGAACCCAACTGGATTCTTTTATCCAACCAGTTGAAGAGTGCGAGTGCGAATTGTGCGACAAGTTTTTCAAGCATTTTACCTCAATCATTTTGCTGGGGTGTTACCACCGTCCTTATTTGCTGCGTCCTTTGCCAGGATAAGACCAACACCAGCAATTACTGCTGCGATTGCTGCTGCAAAATCTGCGTTGGTTGTTGGATCGCCATCAAACATTGCGCTTAAAACTGCACCCACTGCTATTAATATTGCTCCGATACCTGCTATGGTTGTATTTTTATTGTTCATAAAAATCTCCTTTACTTGTATATATATAAGTGATGAAGAAGGATAAATCCTTTGCTCATAATCTCAAAGAAGTGATGAGGTCAAAAGATTCTCAGGAATTGATTCGTACTCCAGCATTCTTGCAATATCTAAAAACCGAATCAAGAAAGAGAAATTTAGATCCTACCTTATTTTTTACAGAAAATAAGAAGTTCATGAAACATATTCATAGAAAAAAACACTAGTGCCGCAGGGCTTCGCTACCTTAAGGGACTAGGGGGGAACCAAATTGGTTCCCCCAATTTTTATACATAAATGTATGAAGAAATTTAAGCATCTCTTATCTGAAACAATTAGAAAAGACGGTGATGAGTATACCATACTTAGCAAAAAAGGTAAAAAACTTGGCAAATATGGTAGCAAACAGGCAGCACTGAAAAGACTAAAGCAGATTGAGTGGTTTAAAAGACACAGGAATTACTGAATGAAGAATTTCAAAACCATATTATTGGAAATAAAGCAAGGTCAGGAATGGAATGATTATATACATTCCACCTTTGGATCTGCCGAAAGAGATGTTTCAAGTAAAAGAGAATTGGATCAACCCGCTACACGATTTGCTAGGTATCACTTATTTTCTAGTCTAGATTGGTCTTATGGCACAAAATCACAATTTGAACCAAAGAAAACAGTGTCTCTGCCAATAACAAAGGTACACCAACCATCAGATGATGTCATAGCAATACATCTTGATGCATCCCTATATCACAGCGATCTAGACAAACATGATATGAAACATGAGGATGCAACTAAAATACATAAATGGACGGGAGAAAATCCAAGAAAACAACCAAGTTCACAACTTGAATTACAAGATTTGATCACCAGCAGATTAGGAAGCACTGTACCAATACACAAAATTCACAATGATCTTGCCAATAAAAAATTGATTATTCATGTGCCACTTGTTTCAGTTGATGCTGCTATGAAAAAATTTAAGGATAATGAGAATAAAAAAGTAGAAGATTTTGAAAGAGACAATGATGAAAACATTTAAAACATATCTGGAAGAAAGAAGACTCATGACTGGACTTGCTGCACTTGGTATTGCTAGTGCAGCAAGTGCTGCTCCACCAAAACCAGAAGCGGTGGAGAGAATGGTTGACTTTATCAAACAAAAAGAAGGATTTAGACCCGTTGCAGAACCAGATAAGGATGCAGAGGGAAACCCAACGGTCATTGGATACGGTATCACCCACAATTATCCACACACTGGAAAGAAAATACAAATTGGTGACACAGTAACAAAACAAGAAGCAGAACAACATGTTCGTCATTATTTCAATAATATGACACCACATCTTGAAAAGATACCAGGATGGGATGAGATGCACTCTGGTCAACAAGCAGCACTCATGAGTTTTGCATATAATTATGGTCCAGGATTCTACAGACCAAAAGCAAAATCAAATGAAAGATTCTATTCGATTAGTCAAGATCTATTAAATAAAAACTGGGATAATGTTCCAACTAGTCTAAATTTATACAACAAAGGCGTAGACAGAAACACTGGGAAGAAAGTTGTTCTTCCTGGACTTGTGAAAAGAAGAGCAGAAGAAGGTAAAATGTGGAGTGGTGGTTTAGGATCTACACAACCAACACAAACTGCACAACCACAACAAGTACAACCCAAACCAATTCAACAATCAGCACCAACATCACCTGGATCGCATCACGTTGTTGCGAAAGGTGACAGTTTATCCAAGATAGCAAAACGATATAATACATCGTTAGAAGATATTTTGGCAAAGAATCCACACCTCAAAGCAAATCCAGATAAAATCTCAATAGGTCAAAAAGTAAAGGTAAAGTGAGTAACAAATGAAAAGTCTAAAAGCATACATCCAAGAACAAAATAATCTACCATCCTTTTTACAAAAGAAAAAAACATCAAGTCCAGAAGATAAACCTGTACTTGAAAAACCAAAATCAAAAGTAATAGTGATGAAAGGAAATGAAATTTCAGTTGGGGGTCAACAGACAAATTCTTCTGTAAAACCCACTGAAGTAGTAAATGTGCCTACTAGACAACCTCATCAAAAGCAATTACCAAGTCCACTCTACAAAGTCGGTGAGAATGATTCTGTAAGAAGCATTGCAATGAAACATGGTCTTTCAGAAAGAGAATTCCTTGAAATCAATAAAGGAATTAAAGATCCAAACAAACTCAGACCAGGAACTCAAGTTAGAACAAGACGCGGACAATAAAAATGATTCGTGATATATTCAACTCATTGAATGAATCGATAAAGAAGAGAAATAATCCAGAGGATTTCATCTCTAATACTTCTAATGAGAAGGATGTAATCCATCGTGGTTATCTAAAGAATGCTGAATATCCCATTCGTTATAATTTTATTCCTGATGAAAAAGGAAATGCAAATTCTGGAATACACGCATATCATTTTAAGAATGGCAAGATCAGTGGTGTTGTTGAAATAGTTCACAAGTATTCTCCAGATATGTCTGGTGTTGAAACAAAAAGTCATGTAAACTACGAGAACATGGGAGAAGAAAAACTCGAACCAATTGATTTACATAGAATGGTGATACCAATTGTCAAACATCATGTGAAATCACACGATCCAGATGTAATTACATTTGGAAAAGGCATTCGATATGCAGATGATGTTGTTCGCAGATTAAACTCCCCATATCTAACAAGCAAGTCAAAAGATAAGTTTACTGCTAAAAAGAATATTGACCCGAAGATGAAGCGTGTCATTTCTCATATTAAAAAGAAACTAAATAAAGATAAGGAGAAATGATATGCCATTCACAGGTCAAAACATCTATGGTTCTGGAATAGTAAACTCTAGAGAAAGATCAGCACAACGAATGCAAGAAGTTCGTACTGGTAATTGGGGTAGAATTGATCCAGAAAGATCACCATCCGCAAGATATAATGCGTCTAGAAACTCACAAAGAGAATATATTCGCAGTGGTCAAGCATTTAAAGGAAACTTTAGAGAGAAACAAGCAGACGCAAATCAAAAATCAATTAGTGGATTTTTACAAAGAAAGCAAATGATAGATCAACAAGGATAATTATTATGCCAGTATATGGATTTATTTGTGATAAATGTGAGCACACGTTCGATGAACTATTAAGCATTAGTGAAAGAGAGAAACCAATTGGTCTTCCTTGCCCAAGTTGCAAGAAAAAAAGTGTAAGAAGATCATATGATGGGTTTACTCAGACTGTTGGATCAGATACAACATTGACACCAAACAAAGCAACAGGTGGTCAATGGAACGAAATGATGAACAGAATGAAAAAAGGTTTGGCAAAACGCCATCATAAAAACTTAGATCAGGCATCGGCAAACACAGGAAGGTATTGGGCGGGATAATGAATAAAATCTACGAGCAACAATTACTACTAAACAAAACCAAAATCGAAGAAGGTACTAGAAGCAAGTACAGAGGAAATAGAAAAAACAAGGTGGAAACTCCAAAAGAACCACCCAGTGAACTTGCTGCTTATACTGGTGCTGATTTAGCATGGGATGTTGCTGGAACCGTAGACCCAACAGGTGTTGTTGATATTGTAAATGCAGGAAGATATGCTGCTAAGGGAGATTTGAAGGGTGCTGCCATCTCTCTCGCTGGTGTGATTCCATATGTTGGCGACACACTTAAAGCAGGAAGAGCAACAAAGGGTGCAATGAAAGCAGCAGAAGTTCTTACACCAGCAATAAGAAAACCAAGACTTTCTGCGGATGATGCTAGAAAATTAGTAGCAGATAGATTATCAAAAAATACAACTAAAACAACACAGAAGACATCAGAACTTGTCGCAACACAAACATCAGGAGGTAGATTAGTATCTACCGCTACCGCTGCTGCTGGTGGTGCTGTTGTTGGTGCTGCAATTCCTGCTGCTATTAAAAGAGCAGCACAAGAATACCTAGACCCTGAAACTGAATCCAAGAAAAAAGAAAAACAAATCCTAGAACCACAAAAAGATATAGGAATTGACATTCGAAAACTGAGTGCATTTGAACCAGCAGAAGCATCTGGTTATACAAAGTCTGTATCTTCTAGAAAAATGCAAGATGATCTTCATGCAGGATATCATCCATATTTTACAGCACCACTGAATACCGAACTTAACAGAAGAAGATCATATCATGCACAAAGCAAAGCACTTCCAGAGTCAATGGAAGCAGATATGATGATTAAAAATAAAATAAAACAATCCTTGAATAATTATTTAAGTTCAAAGCAAGGCAAAAAACTCAGTGATCATTTAGAAACTGTTCGAAAGACCATTGCATTTAACTAAAGTTGTGGTATAATATGTTTGTGATTGGCAATTTTACACACAATTTCTACGAACTCCCAAAAGATCAATTAGAACAGATAGAGAAAAATGGCATCAGGGTATACTCTACACCAGATGGTATATTTCCATCAGTAAGTACCGTCGTAGGATGGGAAAAACAAAAACATTTTGCTGAGTGGAGAAAAAAGAACGAAAAGGAATCAAAGCGCGTATGCGATAGAGGTACTAACCTACACTCTAAGATCGAATCGTATCTTCTCAATGAGGATGTAGAAATACAACAAGATGATAATCTTTTTGTTCTCATCAAAAAGGAAGTAGACCATATCAATAATATTCGTGCTGTTGAGCAACCACTCTGGGGCAAAATAACTGGTCTTGCTGGCAGAGTGGATTGTATTGCAGAATACAAGAAAGAACTTTCAATTATCGACTTCAAGGCAAGCACCTTTCCCAAAAAGAAAACAGATATCGATAATTACTTCTGCCAAGCAGCAGCATATTCTCTTCTCTGGCAAGAGCGAACTGGTGAATCCGTACCCAACATTGTAATCTTGATTGCAAACGAACAGGGATTTTGCCAAGTATACAAAGAGAAGACCATAAACCACATAGATAGATTAAAGTATTTTATCGATACATACAAAAAAGAGGTAAACTTCAATGGGATTATCGTTTAATGATGTGAATAGAAAAGGTTCCTTTACTTGGGTGAAATGCAACGATGATGCTAAATCTTCTCTTTTTAGATCAATGTTCATCCAAAAGCATGGTGGTGAATTTAAAATTGTAGGCAAATATTGGGAATGGAATCCAAGCAACAGTCAACTAATTTTCATAGATCCCTTCTCAGCAGAGGAAAAATTAGACGAAAATGCCAAAACTTGGGTATTCAAAAACCCAGATGGGGTTGAAATTAAAACCCAGAACATACTGGAGTTTTGCAAAAGATACGATTTGACCAGATCTAGTGTGTATGAAATAATATCAGGAAAAAGACCAGCACATAAAGGATACACGTTTGTGGAAATCCTAAACTAAAGAACCCCCCTCCTCGGGGGGTTTTTTATTGTATAAATAAATGTATGCCTAGAGAACATGCAGTTATAGTATACGGTAGATTCCAACCACCAACAATTGCTCACCATATGGTTGCACAAAAAGCAGCAGATATGGCAAAGAATGTTGGTGGTGATCATATTATTTACGGAAGTCATAGTGAGGGATCTGAGGATAATCCATTATCGACTGAGAGTAAAAGAACCCACATGGAAAGGGTACTCAACACAGATAAAATAGTAGTTGACAAGGACATCAAGGGCATAGCTCAGGTACTACAGGATGTACACGCAAAGGGGTATCGCAAAATAACCCTAATCGCTGGTGCTGACAGAGTTGAGGGATACAAGAAGTTTAAGCAATACTTTGGAAAAAAGACAGATGCTTTAGACTTATCAAACATCCATCCAGATGATTTCGATGTAGTATCTGCTGGTGAAAGAGATCCTGACTCTGATCCCGATCCAACCGATATGAAAAGTGTTTCTGGGACCAAAATGAGAAAAGCAGCAGACGAGGGAGATTTCGACACATTCAAATCAATGCTTCCATCACATGTCAAAGCAGCACATGCAAAAGAAATGATGAGTGATGTCAAGAGTGGTATAGATTCAGTAAGAGCAGAAAAGGAAGCAAAGAAAAAGTCGAAGAAAAAACTTAAGGAAGAAGTTAGTGCTACCACCAGAATGAAATTAGCAAAGGTGGCAAGACGAACTGCAAAACGAAGAGCAATGATTCGAAAGATCAGATCTCGCAGAAGAAAAAATATACCACAACTCAAAGTTCGAGCAAAGAATGAAATTAAGTCACAACTGAGAAGAAAAGTATTCAAAGGCAATTGGAAAAAATTATCATATTCACAGAGAGCATCAATTGATCGCATGATCAATAAAAGAAAACCAATGATTGATTCTATGATCAAGAGAATCATGCCAACTGTAATTCAAGGAGAATCAAAGAGATTGCGTAATCTAAATTCATCTTTCGACCCAGTAGTAGATAACTTCATTTCGAATTTCCTAATAGAGAAGATGGTAAGAAAGAAACCAAATAGAGAACCACTTGACACCGAGCGTAAAGTTCGTCGTAGAGCAAAAAATAGAGTAAACAAAAGATCTCAAAGAAATAGAGACGAAAATAAAAGAGCAGTAGGCAATACAAGAGGTTCTGTCATGGTTGTCAAATCCAAGAGTGGTGATATTGAAATCATCGACAAGGAATCATACAACCCAAATGTGCACAGTGTGCTGGTAAAAGCAGAAGATGCATCAGTTTCAAATATACAAAAATACCTCACCAATAAAGCATTTACAAATACTGTTACATCTGAAAGACTCTTTGGTTACAAAGAAGGAATGGGTGATGGTAAAAGCGATAAAAAAGGTAAAAAACAAGTGAGTGAACCAAAACAAAAGTCTTCCAAGAGCAAAAAAAGTGAACCCACCGCAGCAGCAATGCCAGCACCAATGATTCCCTCTCTGAAGAAAGCAACAAACAGAGATACCTTTAGCACATCGCATGATGCTGGTTCTATGGAAGCGGGTATTGCATATCAAGTAAACCTTGCTCTTGGGGTCACACCAGAGCAGATGGTAAAGAATGAATTCATTGATGGAGAAACACTTAAGTCGGTGATGTCAAATCAACATGAATCATTTTCACCATCATGCGTTCGTGCAGCACAAGTTCTAATGAAACAATTTCCTGGGTGCTATGTCAAACATACTGGAAGATTGAAGAAAGAAGTAAAACTAACTGATCTTGCCAAAGATAATAAAATGACAGATACCACACCAAAACCAGATCTTGCACTAGTTGATGCAGCATCTAAACAAATGGTAGCGGGTCTTTCACAAAAAATAGGCAAAGACACACAACTTGGATCTGGTGGACCATCAGAAGTTTTAACAAATCTAAAATGGTCCAGAGATCAACTAGAAAATAAGTTATCTAATAAAGAAGTCAAATCACTTAATGATATGATTGATATTATTGAGAATGAGATGAGAGGAAACCCAAGAACAAAAATAGGACCAACTAGTCTTTATCTCCCAGGTGGTGCTAAAGAAGGAGAAGACGAAGAGGTAACGAGAAGAGAAAACCTACACAGAAAAGTAACAGATAAATTCAACGATCTGATGAATACGAACTCAGATTTAAGAGCATACTTTGTATACGCTTCACTAACTGGTGCTGGAAAGTTTGAACCAGGTATTGGTATTGCCACCCATGTCTTTAGTGCAAATAGAGATGGAACTGATGCAAAGGTTACACCAATTTCACTGGACTATGCTAGAAAGATTTCTGATGGTGGTAAGATAAAATTCCAAGCAACAATCAAGTCAAGTGCAGTTGAAAGTGGTGATCTTGGTAAGAAGTGGAAAGAGTTCGAACAAGCAAAGAAGAAAGCAGGAGAAAAGATAACGATGCTTGAGGATTTTAGACCTTATGCATTCAGATCGGTTCTTCGTGTATTCTTATCAGAAAATTTAAACAGATTATCTGGTTCTAGATTATTGAAAGTGTTAATAGAAAATCAATCCATGCTAGAACAAGTAGTTCCAAAGGATCCAACAACACCAGCAGAGGCAATTGAGTATATGAAAGATGCAGTTGATTATATCGGTGACGATGCAATCAAAATGCAACAGTTTTTCGAAGACGCATTTGACGTAACAGTTCCACCAATTCTACTAGATTTCAACGAATACGCAGAGAGCAGCAGTGGAATAACCAATATTGTTTTCGTGAATGGTAAAGAATTTAGAATACCCGTGGAAGAACCATATGACTATGCCCAAGATGGTACACTGCAATCACCAATATCAGAGTCGAAGAGAAATTATCGTAAGGAATATGATAATTACCATTCAAAACCAAAGCAAAGAGCAAATAGAAGTAAGAGAGTCCTTGCTCGTAGACTCATGATGAAATTGGGAAAGGTTCGCAAGGGTGATGGTAAAGATGTAGATCACAAGGATGGAAATCCACAAAACAATGGAAAGCATAATCTAAGAGTCAGACCAAAATCTGAGAATAGGGCAGACAATGCTTAATGAAGATTTACGACGATGGTTCAAGGAGAAATGGACCGCACAAGATGGATCTAAATGTGGAGACTATAAAGGTCGAGGCAGAGTTAAATGTAGACCATCTAAAAGAGTATCTGATAAAAGTCCACAAACCTGGAGTGAAATGTCTCCAGAACAAAAGAAAAAAGCAGTGAGACTTAAGCAAAAAGCACACAGAGAAGGTAAACAGTTTAGTTCACACAAATCTGGAAAGACATGGGACGGTTCTAAGAATAAATATAGACCAGGGAAGAAAAAAATGAATGAAATGAAAGAATACATCAAACAAATACTCATCAGTCGAAACATCATGGAAAAATATTCAGACACACTTATGCAATTAAGTGAAGCGAAAAAAAGCAAAAAACCCTATAAAGGATTCAAGAAGGGTAAGAATCACCCAGAGGGTGGTCTTTCTCGCGCAGAAGCAAGAAGACAAGGAATTCATGCTGGTATCGAAACCAAAGATGAAGCAAAGCGCAAGGGTGGGTTCAATAAACTTTCTAGCAAAACACAAAAGCGTAGAAAGTCATTCTGTGCTCGCATGTGTGGAATGAAGAAACGCAGAACTAGTTCCAAGACTGCTAGAGATCCAAAGAGCAAGATTAATGCAGCACTTCGTGTTTGGGGTTGTCGTTGTGGGACCAATGAGTCATATGAACCACAAACAAATGTAATGATGGAAAAGAGAGGTTCTTGCTGGGAAGGATATAAGCAAGAGGGCATGAAGAATAAAAATGGTAAAATGGTCCCAAACTGTGTACCAGTAAATGAATCTTTAATAAGTGAAGCAAATAAACCAACAAATTCTAAATTGTGGTCAAGAGCAAAGGCACTTGCTCGTAAGAAATTTGATGTATATCCTTCAGCGTATGCAAATGCATGGGCATCAAAATGGTACAAGAAGCGTGGTGGTGGATGGAGATCAACTAATGAATCCATCGATCGTCATGAGAGAATGAGCATAGTAGAGGAAGTTGTAAACATTAAAAATGCTGGTTCCATGACTGATGCAGAACTTGCAAAAAGAGATCGTCTTGCCAAGAAACTAAAGAATATTAAAGCAATAAAAGGCAACGATTCTGAGAAGAATGCGAAGTTCAGATATGCAACATTTATCGTCTTAAGAAATCGTAAGAAAGAAAAAGGCGAGAGGTCTGGAAAAGGCAAAAAGAAAAAGAAATAAATAGGTTAGGAGAAAATATGAAAAATCTAAACGAATACAGTTCATCTTACCCAACTAGCATCGGAAATAGTCAATCGCAGGAATATCCTGGTGTATTTTCACCATTCGATGCTGAAAAGGTACAAGGGCAAAATCGCCTAAACCCACTAGATCCAGAGGGTCTTCACAGATTAAATGCATTCCTTAAGCATTTCTTCAGAAGAACATCTTTAAATCCACAACACGATTTACACCAACTAAAGGTTCGTTTAAATCACTTAAACTATGATTTTGATGTTGCTCCAGATGCCGCAAAGGAATCAGACTTCAACGTTGAGGTGTCTAGAGGTCAAGTGTTTGGAACAACTCCAACTCACGACCTTTCAACTGGTTTCTATACTGGTAATGATCTACCAAAGTTCAATTTAAACTTTAAGGTCAACAAAACAAGTGATGGATATAAAATTGATGCAGTAATGACTCCAAAGGGAGAGGTAACTGAGTCAATGATGAAGAAGATTAAGAGAAACAAGAGAATCAAAACTATTAAGGAAATGGTTTCACCAATAAGTGAACAGGAAGAAATTCGTCAAGCACATATTGGTACTGATATAACAGGTGCAAAAGAGTCAGAAACGATTAAAAGTCGTAAAAGAGAAGATAGACAGTTAAAGAGAGTAAGATAAACAAACCCTTTATATCATGAAAGACAAACTCTGTCCAAATAATTTTGTAATGTATGCTATGAAAATGTATAGCAATCCATTATGTTCTGGGATTGACGAATTTAAAGAAGATATCTGTAGAGTAAAATACGTCAAAAGACTTCTTCTTAAATATAAAAAATATGGTGATTTAAAAGAAAGATTAGTTTTAAATCACCTTATTATTTTACAAAATTTGTTTGGTGCAGAGGCATGTACGAGAATCTTATTTTATAAACTACCGAAAGAGTTGCATTCTTATCTAAAAACCTTTCTGCAATATCTACAGTATCTTCCAAAGTCAATACCAGAAGTCGATCTAGAATCTATAAATTGTGACCACAGAATAGAAAAAATATTACAGAGAGTAAAATGATTACAGTAACAGAACTTTTCAGTAGAATAAATTTAAACGAATCTATACAGGTAATCAAGCACCTTGAGCATCATGGTGAAAAACTATACACTGGTAACCCAAATGCAGCAATAGAGCATTTGAAAGCAACTGCTAACTTTCTAGCAGGAAGACCACAACCTGGACACAATTTATCATATAAGGTAGATGGAAGTGTATCAATTGTATTTGGTAGAAATGGTGGAAGACCATTCGTGAAATATAAGGGTGAAGGATCTCCACATCTCTATTCGGAACAAGAAATAGAACAAGAGACAAAAGAAAAACCATATCTTACACAACCATTCATGGTTGGATTGAAGTCAGCAAAACACCCTTCAATTGGATCAAATACTGGTTATCAAGCAGATATTGCTCTAGAATCATCACCAACGACATTCAAGGGAAATCTAATATCATACATGAAACCAGCGAAATCAAAGAAGTATGCAGTTGCGGTACACACACAACTGAATACTGATACTGGTGAGAAAACTGGATCAAATCCAGATGTGACATTCCTTGAGTCGAAAGAGGCACACTTTCCACATCTCTCCCTCAACAATCAGTCATTCGATACAACTCCAGAAGAGATGCAAAAACTCAATACGCATATATCAAATGCAAATACTCTTCTGAATGATAAAAAAGTAAAACAAATTGCAAAATCTATAGCAGAACACGTCGATCCAACAAACAAAACAGGTCATAGACATCTCATCTTCAAGCAATACACCAATGCAGTTCAAAGAGGAGAAGTGACAGAAAGATCTATTGGTTCTCTAAAGGATTGGTTAAAATCCAAAGCAGATAAGGCAAAGAGCAGCGCAGATAAACAAAGAATCATGGGACATCTAGAATTCGTAGATAAAGACCCAGCAGCACTTCATAATCTACTCAAAGCACACGATCATGCTGATGCTGCAAGAAACATCATCGTAGACATTCTACACAGAAATAAAAGTCTACCAATGACTCCCGAAGGTGGTCATTCAAATGGTGAAGGATTTGTTTCTGAATTACCAGGTCATGGTCAAGTTAAATTTATACCACAATCATTCACTGCTGCAAATGTTGCACAGAAAGAAAAATTCAAAAAGGCAGCAAAAGAAATCAAAGAAGAGATGGCAGCTGGTGGTGGTGCAATTGCAGGAATAGGTGTTAACCCATCTGGAAAACCAGATTCATCAGAGGTTGCTGTTTCTAGAGCAGCACAAGCAAATTACACCGCTGCTAACATGGGAGGGTTTGAACCACTATATGGTAAGCAACCAGTGAATTCAAATCCCAGACGCAGAAGATTAGCGATGAGCATTCTCAGTAAAATGAATGTTGGTAGGGAATCATACTAATGGCAAAAAACCATAAAAGAAAAACAAATAAAGAAGCAGAAGAATATTATTTCTGCACTCATGTCGATACTGCTGGGTATAGGTATGAACTCCTTTTGACTAAAAAGGAATTTGATGCAGCAACGAAAAGAGCAGAAAAAAACCCAGAAGATGTACCCACCCATTATATTGTTCTACAGGGGTATAGAAAAGATCAGGGTTGTAAAGATTCATAAAGTGCTTTGCAAATAGCATATGCATCTATGATGTCAGTGACTGGACTTCCGAGAAGTGTTTTGTTTGGTGTGATTATTTCTTGCAACTCGAATCCAGTTTCCTGAACAAAACTTTTATACATTAACTCTTTATCAGCATTTCCTTTGGTAGTGAACAGTTTTTTAACTTTTGTTGGTTCAATGATATCTACAGGTATGCCTAACTGGTAAAGTTTATATTTTAATATTCCTGTGTTTTCTGCAATATGAAAGACACGACCCGTGGCATTGTACGCATATCCCTCTAAACCTATTCTTTCTGATCCAATTGTGACACGAACAACCCAATCTGATATGGAATCATATCTTTCACAATCTTGGTCATACGTCAAGAACATCTCCCCGTGTATGTTATTCATGAATGTATTTGCGTATTTCTTTGTGTCTGTCAAAAAATAAAAGTTACAATTCTTAAAATTGAACTCTTTTTTGGTGTCAAATACACAAACCGCTGGTCCGTTTAAGGAATAATCTATGGCAGAAATAATCATTGATATAAATATTTAGTAAAGTTGGAGAAGCAATGTACAAATTCAATTCAAATTACTACAACAATAAATTATTAAGATCGCTTTCAGAAGCAACTAATAATGTATTTCTAAATGAGCAAAAGAGAAAATACGTTGGTTCTACAACTTATCGCATGGCTGATATTGATAAATTGTCACCAGAACAACAAAGTCTACTCAGACAAACCCAAGCAGCAGCAGAAAAAGCAGAGAGAGATCCAGAAACTGGTGCTTTAAAGGTTGCTGGAATGATTGCTGGTGTTCCACGAACTGGACCAGGCGGTGATCTTTACGGTGTTGATGTTAGTGGTCAACCACTAGTCACGGTTTCTAGGTATGAGGACGTACCAGATGAACCAAAAGCACCAGCAGGAGCAATGCCATCTGCTGAAACACCAAAAGTACCACTGGGTCCAGCAGTCGGATCTAAAAATGTAGATACAAGCAAGACAAAAGATCCATTTAATGTTGATTTTGGCATATCAGAAACCGAAAGACTAAGAAGATTAAAAAATGCAGAAAATCTTGCAGTAGATCGCGCAAAAGCACACGGTGAAAATAAGTATGATATTCCATTGGAATTTAGTACAAGTGATATAAGAAAACCACAAGTTGGTCAGTTTGCAGCACCTGGCGCATCCGCAAAAGTTGATAGTGTAGTACCACAAGCAGAAAGTGAATTACAAAAACAAATTCAAAGACTTGAAGCAATAAAGCAAAGAAACCTTGAACTAAAAAGACGAGGAATCGATAGAGTAAGACCCGTAAGACCCAGATCTACAGCACAAATGATCAGTCCAGATATTAAACCAGGCGGATATCGCATGGGTAGACAAGATTTTTAAACTAAAAAGGAAACAACAATGAAAGACTCAGATAAAAGAATTTACGATTCAATTACCAAAGTATTAATGAATGAGAACTTTGGTATGGGTGGCGGTATGCCTCCCATGGGCGGCATGGGTGGACCACAAATGGGTGGTAGAAGACCACAGATGCCACAAAGAAGAAGATCCCAAATGGGTATGATGGGTCAACCACCAATGCCTCCAATGGGTGGAGAAATGGGTCAAGACGAAATGGGTATGATGGGTGGTATGGGAGAAATGCCTCCAATGGGCGGTGGAATGGGTGGTGGAATGCCTCCAATGGGTGGTGGAATGGGTGGTGGAATGCCCCCACAACAACAAGAACCCCCAGCAGCAATGGGTCAAAACTTCAGATTTAATCCAAACCAACAAAAGAAAAAATCAACACCAACAATGTTTGGTGATCTCTCTGATCCCGCAGACGATGCAAGAAATCAAGCACTTGCACAAAGTGCAATGATGCAACAACAAGGTCAACAACAAGGTGGACCAATGGGTGGTGGAATGGGTGGACCAATGGGTGGTGGTATGCCTCCAATGGAAGGCGAAGAGGATATGGATATGATGGGTGGTGGTATGCCCCCAATGGGTGGACCAATGGGTGGTGGAATGGGTGGACCAATGGGTGGTGGAATGGGTGGACCAATGGGTGGTGGTATGCCTCCTATGGGTGGTATGGGAAGACCTCCAATGGGTGGACCACAAATGGGTGGACCACAAATGGGTGGCATGGGAAGACCTCCTATGCCCCAGAGAAGAAGACCACCTATGGGTGGCATGGGAAGACCCCCAATGCCTCCAATGAGAGGATACTGATAATACCAACCCCCAGAAATGGGGGTTGTTTATAAATACATTAGGAGAATTTTATGCCACTACAAGGGATCAGAGCAGGTCTTGATATTCTTAATATTTTTGATCAAGAGAAAAAGAAGCAAGAAGAAAGAAAAGCAGAAAAAATAAGAGAAGTAGAAAGAAGCGCACAACAATTCTCCTCTCTTGCAAGAGATGTTGCTGTTGGTCAAGAAGAATTAAAAAAACCATTCGAAGAGAGAAAATGGGAAAATCTGCCACCCGAAGCAAGAGAATATGTACAAAATCGTAGATTTATAACAGTGCGACAAGGTGAACTTGGAAGAAAACCAGGAGAACCAGAACGCATGGAAATACAAGATCTTCGTGGTCCAAGAACAAGTCAATCTCTTCTTACTCCGCAAGACATTATGGGAGATAAAGGTGATGCTTTAACCGCTCAATCACAAATGTCACTTGACCTTGGTAGAAAAATGAGACAAAGAATGGCAGATGAAGCAAAACAAAAATTAGTTGCAAGATATGGTGAACAAGGATTCAATCAAATTCGATCAGATAATGTCAAACGTGCTCAAGATAAAATAGCAGAACTAGATAGAAAATGGGCAGAAAAAAGAAAACTAAGAGGTCAAAATCCAATGAGAGAAGAAGTAGAATTTTATAAACAAAGACTGAACGAAGGTATAGGACAAAGAATAAAACAAGGATATGATTTTGTTAAAAATATACCTGGAGTAAAACCAGTAGTTAGAACTGCTGGAGTTGCAGCGGGTGTAGCAGGTGGAGTATATGCATATAATGAATTAATTAAACCAGATTCTCCACAAATCAATGTGCCTAATGAATCTGGAGCAACTAAAACTGTATCTGCTAGTGATCTAGAAATCCCAAACCGAAATAGACAACAACCAAAACAAACAAGACCAAGAAGAAGCGGTGGTGGATATTCTAATACTATAGTCCCCGTTCGCAAAGAAACTAGTGCAGACTTTGCAGCATACGGAGCTGACGCAAGAAGTCCTGGTGGTGCTGTTGGTGCTCAGAGAAGAAGAGAAGCAGAAAGAGTTTGGCAAAAATGGCAAGAAGAAGATAAAGCACCAAAGCAAGAAGAATCGCCAGTCAAAGCAAATCTACAAAGAGAACTTAGAAAGATCTCAACAGAGTTAGGCGCAAAAACAACAGCAGAGACAATGGCATCTTCTAACTTCGCAACACAAACAACTCCAAAGGCAGAGGTAACAAAACCAAAACCAGTTATTGTTGCAAACCAACCACTTGATTTGTCAGCAGGGGAAAAATTTGCACTACAAGCGGGACAAGAAACCATTAAGCGTGGTGAAGATGCTAAAGCATTCCAAACACAAATGCAAAGTGATGCAAATCGTAGAACTAGATTTGGAAAATCATTCCAAGCACAAATGCAAAAAGATGCGGCGTGGAGAAGAAACTTTGCTAGAAATTTTGGAAAACAAATGAGACAAGGTAAATAAAAAACCCCCCTTTCGGGGGGTTTTTCTTAACTCCAGTTTGACACAAGTATTGCTAGATCTCCAGCACCCACCACACCATCTCCATCTAAATCATATGGATTATTCTTGAAGGATAATGCTCCCCAATTTCCCAGTAATGCTGCCATATCTTCAGATCCAACTACACCATCTCCGTTAAAATCTCCAGCGGGTGCGGGAGTTCCAAAGATGACTGCATCGGTTATTGTACCAAGAACAGATAATCCTGGAATATTGCTTCCATAGATTACTGTTTTGTTTTCGATAACAGTATTGTATTCTGGAAGAACCTTAACTTCGGTTTGAACAAATGATTCTAAAACTTTAAATTGTAAACGAACAATTTGAATGGGTTGTTGATTCACTATAAACACATATCCAAGAGCACCATATCCGTAGTAGAGTCCATTACCATCTGCGGGTGGAATTGCTTCATTGATCTGTGTGTAGTCAGTACCAATACCAGCACAATTTTGATAACCAGCGGGGCATGGCATACCACTTGGGGGAACCCAAATATTTGGATGCGAACCAACGTGACTTATACCAAGAAACTCAAGTTTTGTTTGATCCCAACCAAAGATTATATCAGATACAATATATCTTTGTGGTTCTGTTGCTGCTGCCATTAAAATTGGAACTTCAAATGTTTCTCCAACAGAAACTGTTGTTTCTGGTGATTCTAGAATCAGATTAATCTTTGCATCAGGATTAGTCTGACCAAAACTTGAACTAACCATCAATAAAAAAGATGCTGCCGTTGCTATAATACTTTTCATATGATGTCTCCTACCAGTATTTATAAAAGAAACAACCCCCCATAGACGGGGGGTAGGGGGGTTGTCGGACCTGAGATGCTATCTCAAGTGGGGTACTTATTATGTAGTAAGATCTACAAGTTCACATTTATCGCCACTACAGGCAAAGGTTTGTGCTCCTACAGTCTTATCTTCTTTCTCATATTTAGAAAGTAGAGTCCAGTCTACATTCTTTGGCATCTGTATATATGCTGCTTCATATTCTTCTTTAGTGCAGTCTTGGTAAGGTGCTTGACGATATGAGTGATCGCTGTGGGGAAGGAATGAGATGCCACTGATTTCATCAAAGTGCTTGTAAACAAATGCTCCGACCTCCATCCATTCGTGTTCCTTGACGGTGACAGTGATTGATGGTTTGTGTTCACACCAGTGTCTCTGATATGTTAACCATAACTCTAGATGCTCAATTGCAGTCATGTCGTTACGAGTAATTGATCCCTCTGCTTTCATTGGGAATGAGAAGACCATTGTGTGGTCTGGTTTCATTACACAAGGTTCCGCAGGGAATCCCATATCAATCATCATTTGGCACAGAGGATCCTTACGATCAGCACGAACCGTGCGGATGTAATAATTATTGTGACGAGCATGAATACCAGATGCTGCATCAGTTAGTTGTGAGACTGTACCCGATGGTTTGATGCAAGTGATTGCTGCTGCTGGATTAATACCAATAGTTTTTGCCCAAACTTCATTGGTTGTAATTGCTTCTTGCTTCAGAACCTCCAAGGTGTTTGGAAGATCGCCAACCGAACGCATCATTTGGTTGTCTAGAATACCAGTGAGTGAGAGTCCTAGCAATGCTTCCTCTTCACAGTTCTTCTTCCATTCAGAAGAAAGATATGGGAAGTGAGTTAGTGATGCTTGCCAAGTTCCAAGAATAGCAGCAAGACGAACCTTACGACGAAGAGATGCTAGACCATCACCTGGACGAACTACAACTTCAGTAAGGTTGCAAAATTCACGGTCGCGTAGAATAATCTCAGAGCAAGGATTTGTACCAAACTCATAAGACGAGTCACGGCGATCTCCAAGTTTAGCGACAGTCTTCCTACAAGCATCGCGATTAAAAATACCACGTTCTCCACTTTTTGATTTATATAGCGAAACCCACTCATCCATGAACACTCCTATTTCTGGTTTTTCCTTGTACGCAACGGAATTGTTTGCGAGTGCTCTTTGCGGATTTTCATTCCACCATGCACCAGATTTGGCATCTCGCATTCTTTCGTCTGTAAGATTGGATAGGCTAATAAGAGCAGATCTACGGACTCCTCCCACCACCACAATTTCTGCAATTTTACAGACGATATCATGGCATTCGATACTTGTGAGTTTTCTCCCCGATGCTCTCTTAAAAGTATCAACGGTGAACTTAAACAGGTCTTCCAGAGGTCTTGGTCCGCTTGCTCTGCCACCGAAAGTTTTGAGACGAGCCCCAGCAGGACGAATTTTTGATATATCCCATTTTGGTATTTGACCTCCAATGAGTAAGGAGACAAGTTCTTTGTAAGCCTTAGCCCAACCAGCCTTGCTATCTTCCACAATGATAGTGGTATCACTAGCAGAGAAGTTTTCAGCAATTGTAGGAAGTTTTTCAACATATTGTCTCTCCACCGAGAAACCAACACCTGTACCACACATCAAAATATATAGTATTTCATCGAAAGCACGAACACGATTGATTGCTACATACGAGCAATTATATCCTGCTGTGTTGTCACGACGAAGTGCCTCTCCAGCAGTCATCAATGCTCTCATGCTTGGCATGATTTCAAGATTGAGAACAGCATTCTCAAGTTCTGCTCTTAGTTCTTGTGGAATCGTATAATTGTTGTGTTCCTTGAGGTGTGTCTCAAAGAAATCAAAATAACGCTTTACTGTCTCACCCCATGTCTCTCGTCGTTTTTCTTTTTCAATCCAACGAGCGTATCGTGATGTGTGAATAAATTTTTGATAATCCGATGGTAATTCTTTCATAGTAACTCCTGTTCCCAAAAGGGCATTCTTATGTATTCGTATTACGAGTGAGTGCTAACCAAGATTCTGGGAAAAGAGGTTCAATGATCTCACCAATTGCTTTGGCATATTCACGCACTTCCCACTGCGCGTGTGGGTTAATTCTTTGTGTATATACTCGCGCATATGCAGACAATGAACCAGTCCACCACCACTCTGTATATACACCTTGTGGTAGAACAAATCGTGCTTGTTCTGGTGCTACTCCTGATGCCAATAGTTCATCATAAATTTCAACACACTTTTCTGCTGCTTCACGATACTTCCGATCAATCTCTTCTTTCAGTCTGATATCCGTAATGAAGTCTTCAGAACCTTGCTTTGCACCAGTTGTAGGTTTGCCGCGAAAGTACGGGAAATAAAGATCTGGTTCATAAGAAACATAACGACGAGAAATTTCATTCTCGACAAATCCAACTTTATGTTTGAAAAGTTGTGTACGAATAGAAATGGGTGCTTTGATTCTCAATGTAATTTGTGGATGAGCAAAGGGAGTCCAATGCTCATGATCAGCAAGATAACGAATGAGTTTGAAATCCTTATCAGAAAGAATCTTGTTTCCTTTTTGATCAGTTTGCCAAGTTGCTTCTTTGTTGAAAGAAACTCTTGCAGCATTGACCACAGTCAGATCCGAACCCATGCACTCTACGAGTTCAACAAATCCAGCATCAAGTACATTAATTTTTTGTTTCATCATCAAATTCCTTAATTAGTTCAGAATCTTCACCCAATACTCTTTTGATCTGACCGATGCTAAACTCTATGAACTTTGGATCATTTTTTATATTCTTTGCTATTTTTACAAAGTTGATCCAATCTTGCATATCAAAAGCATCATAATCCAATTCCCTAGCATGTCTTACAAAATTAGAAAAATAATTCTTCATGCCAAGAGGATCTTCATTGGTTGTTTTCTTTTTAGATATCCAAACCTTTGTTGCTTCTTCCTTGCCAAGTTTACTTGCGAGTTTATCAAAATTAGTTTGACGCTTACGAATGATATCGTAAAGTTCTTGAAGGAATCTCTTATTATCTTCGTGCCAGTAATCGAATTTTATTCCTTGCACATTTGTAAATGTTTGTGCATAATCGATTGCGCGAAAAAACATTTCTTCATTATTCTCGCGGACATACTCACTGAATTTAAAATGAAATTCTGCAAGTCCAGTAAGTAACAAAAAGTCATCTTTAGATATGTTCATGTGCATTTCCTCCAAGCATTATATGCCATCATAGCAGATGGTCCCCGATACACGCTTTCACTAATCATACCATGTACATCAATTCCTTGCAACACCATATCATTTATATCTTTTTCTTTTACACTGCTTGGAAAAATACAAATTTTTTCATTATTCTCAATTAGTGTTTTCATGGTCAATGCAACTGTTCTACTTCTAGGTTCATTATCTACTATAAAAATTAGATCTTCATTTGGAAACATTTTTCTGACTTCTATGAAGTTTCCTATCCCAAGACAAGCAATTGAATTGTTCAAGAACATGCTATCTATAGGCCCTTCTACAACAAAAATTGGTTTGCTTTTATCGATTCGATTCAATCCATAAACCAACTTAATCTTTTCATCAGTCTTGAGGGTGATGTACTTTGGTTTTACATTTCCAAATGATCTACCTTGAACACCAATGAGTTTATTGTGCTCATCGTGTATGAGTATCAACATTCTTTCATCATCAATTAGATCATAATCAGCACTTATCTCTTTGGCAAATTTACTAAAATGTTCTGTATATGCAAATTTACCCCACTGATTCTTTGGTATCTTTCTAGATTCTAGAAATTGAATTGCCTTATGATCATTCGATAAAGAATCTATTATTTTATATGAAGATATGAGTGTATCTGGTCTTGGTTTGCTATGTGCAATTGGTTCTTCTTCATTTACAAATTTGATATCCTTGTCTGTAAATGTTTCCAAACAATATTGCTTGAACAAGGAAGGAGAAATTATTTCAAGAAACTTATAAATGTTATATGAAATCCCACAATTATGACACTTATAAAAATAGTTATCATTATTGCTGAAAAAATAACCTCTCGCTTTGTTTTTATTTGTTTCGGAATCCCCACACAACGGACAACGGCAGTTAGCAAGATTTACCTTCTTCCATTTAAACTTCTCAAGGGAAGTAGATACTAGATTTACATATTTCTTATCGATATAAAGCGACATTAGAATTTCCAGGTATCTATATCATTTGCCTTTGTGAATGATTTGCTAGAAGCAGTCATCTGAATCTGCTTGTTTGAAGCAGGAATAATAGATGCATCTTCTTTCTTGATATCGAAAACTTTCATCTTGGAACGATTGATTCCTAGAATAAATTTACGATTTGTTGCAGTGTCATTATAGCGATTCTTCAATTGCTTTACCATGATTTGATTTGCTTCTGCTAGTTCTTCAGTAGAAATCAAAGCAATCATAAAGTCAGCAGTTGCAGGAAGACCGAATGACTCAGATGTATCTTCAAGACCAACATCGGTGCTGGAATATCCAGATCGTGTAGTCTGTGTTGCACTGAACAAAGGAACACCATACTCGACTGCAAGACCTCTTAGTTCTTCTGCTATGGACTTTACATATGTGTATGAATTTACATTATTGCCACTCTTAAGTCTAGCAGAAGCACAAATGTTCAAATAATCCACAAAGATCACATCTGGTTTGAATTTTCTCTTGAGATTCAATTCATCAAGAAGAAATCTAAAATGATTGACATTTGCAGTTGCTGTTGGATATTCCTTGATAATTAACTTACCACGAACACCCGAACCTAGAGTCTTCATCTTGCTTTCATATACACTCTTAGGAAGTTCACGAAGATTATCTAGACTCACATCCAATAGATTTGCATCTATTCTCTCAGCAATTCTTTCCTCTGCCATTTCACATGTTATGTAAAGAACATTTTGATTTTGCTTCAAACAATTTGCTGCATGGTGACATAGGAACAAAGATTTACCAACTCCAGTCCCTGCCATGACAATGTTCAATGTTTTTGTTGGTGTTCCACCATTCGTGATTTGATTGAAGAAGTCAAGATCAAATGCGATTCGCTTTTCCTTTGCATGATAGAAATCATATCGCTCATTGTAGTCTTCGATATAGTCATGACCGATATGAACGTCGAAGGAGACTGCTAGTGCCTTTGACAAAATATCTGGAATAGATCCTTGAGACTGCTGGGTCTTGCCATCGATAATCTGAATCGACTCCATAATGGCATTGTAAACCGCTTTGTCTTTACAGAAATTTTCTGTCTCGTTGAGCAACCATTCCGCATCACATAATTCTTGATTGTTCGAGATTTGCTCAACGATACCAACGACACGCTTCATCTCCTCTTGAGTTATGCTTTTGTTTTTATCCAGAAGAATATACAACGCTTCCTTTGTGGGAAGATTGTTGTATTTGATTATAAAGTCATTAATAGTTTCATATACAAAACGAACACTACGATCATGAAAATACTCCCTTTTGATAAAGGGAGTGACTTTTCTAGAATACGTTTCGTTTTTAAGTAGATTGTGAAGAATTAGTTTTTCAACATCAGTCATTTTCATCCTCGTTAGTTACAGAGTCTGCGCCGTAACTAAACTCAGTATACACTGCCTTGTCGATCAGATCAAGAACATCCTTGGTAAAATACTTTTCAGGATTATCATAGATGGTCTTTTCAAATACTTTACTTCCATCTGGCAATTCAATTCGTGTTGAATTTTTCTTAAATATACCAGCATTTACAGCAATTTCTACAAGACCATAATATGGATCAAGACCAGTGTCATAATTTAGACGAACATCGATTTGTTTATTTTCCTTGGTAAACCTACCCTTGTAAAGTTTACAATGAACAATGTTACCAACAACTTCACCATCGGAATTCTTATCTTTCTTCTTCGAAAGATAAACAATAGTTGATGCTGCATACTTAAGACCTGTACCACCACCCATCTCAGACATTGGGACATAAGCACCAACGACTTGATAAGTATGATTCGTCATGATCATTGGAATCTTTGCGATGCCAAGTTTGACTGTAAGTACACGGAAAGTTGACTTCACAATTTGTGCGCGAGTCATATCTCGCGTTTCCTTGCCTTCGGCAGTATCGTTCATCTCTTTGGATGTTGACAACATACCAAGAGAATCAAGAACAATCATAGTTGGTTTACGATCATCCTTTGGAAGTTCAAGATACTTATCAACAATCGTGATTGCCTGATGACGAAACTCTTCTACAGTCGATACAGGAAATACTGCAATTCGCTTTGGATCGATGCCACGATTCTTGAACATCTCAGAAGTGACTGCTTGCTCTGAATCAAAGTACAGAACAACTGCTTCTGGATTGTCTCTTAGAAACTTGGATACAATAGATAGAGTAAAGTAAGTTTTACCTGTAGAAGATTCCCCAGCAAGTGCAAGGATTTTGTTACCAGGCATTCCAGAATAGATACTTCCACTCAGCAATCCGTTGAGAAGATAAGTTCCAGTGTCTACAAATCCACTGACATCTGATCCTTCAAGACCGTCACTAACCAATGATGCATATTTGTTTCCTGATGATTTAACCATCGATGATAAAAAGTCACTCATAATATTCCTTTCAACCGAATAAATTTTCTAGTGTATTTTTCTTCTCTGTTGACCAACCAATAGTATCTAGGATGGCAGTCAATGGATCAATAAATGATTTCTCAAACTGAGTTTTAAAATCAATATATCCTTCAAGTTTAAATTCCTTTGGAAGAACATTAGGAAATGAAATTACTTGATCTTCTCCTATTGATCCACCAAGAGGATTTGGTTTCTTGAGCATAAGAAATTTAATTTTGTCACCTTCTCGGATATTGCGATATTTCTTGCTGATCTTAAATTGATTGAGATAATGATTATAGATCAAAGCACCTTTGACAGCGATTGGTGTTGATTTTTTATAAATCGATTCCCGATCCGCATATTTGTCCATGCCATTGACGCTTCGGGGAAATGCAATATCCTCTGGGGGCAAGGAATAAAATTCCTGACGACATTTCTCAACAAAGTCAACCATATCGCTTTCGGTCCCATTCATTGTAATATTGATCGCAGTCTTCAAATGCTTGCGAACAAATTCGGGAGTCGATGAGCGAGTTGTTTCAATGCCCATGATCTTGAGTTTGGGTTCTGCATATCGTACACCTTCAGAATCCCACACATTCAACATGTATCTTTTCTTCGCAGTCCAAATTCCCTTGTCAGCAATAACCTCTCGACCCATCTGCATTTTATTTTCATAGGCATTTGTAAGATCGGCAAGTTCCTTAAACTTCTTGTCGATGAACGGAAGAAGCAATTCTTCTGCTGACTTATCAAGAAAGTTCACTACATTCTTGGTATCGGGAGGAGGGACAGGTTTGCCATCAACCATTCCCTTGTTTGGGAATGCTTTCTCCACCAACACATCCAATCGAAGATAGACCGAATCTGTATCTGAGGAAATTACATAATCAACATCTTCTGTCTTTACTACTTTATTCAGATACTTATTCAATTCCTGACCAATCCATTGAATAGACAACTGACCCGACAGAGTGATTGCCTCTGCGAGTTCAGTTGAATAATATCTGAAATATTGGTTGCCTATTGCACCGTAAGCAGAGTTCAATTGAATCTTACGAACCAACTGAAAGTTATGATATTTGGAAATATCAAGTTCTGCTTGTCTTTTAAGTTTCAACAATTCATCATTAGAAAGAGATTTCAAATCCATAATAAAAGTATATCACAAATCAATGAAGTGTCAACAGATACTTTGTCTGATTGAGTAAACCTAGCATTTCATCTCGAATATTCAAAAGATCTGTATCCTCTTCTGACAAATCGGATGGAAGTTCGTTGGTCAAATAATCTTCAAAATATTTTATAACTGGCATTGGATGTGCAGTTTCGTATCCCTTAAGTTCAATGCCTCTGTGTTGCTCAGTATCTTTTCCATACTTTCCCATGTATGTTTCGACAAAGGTATCGATAAGATCGTCTAATCCCTCGTAGGCTTTACCTAATGCCTTGTGCTCGGCATAGGATGGGGTTTGCCAATGATGAATACGAAGTTGATTCTGAAGCGTTAATAATTTAGTAATACATTCCATAAGTTTGTCCCTCTGGTTTATTTATAAGTTTTGTTTCCATGACCCATCTAAAATAATACCACACTCTGGAACATCCTCGGGTGTTGCCTTTTGGACAGAATAGCAGTGAGATATTTTCATTCTCTTGCGAATTTCGTTTAGACTTTCTGCTTCCGTTACCGCATTTGATTTCTTCTTAAAAACAAGAAGACCCTTGCGGGGTTCTCCCGAAGAGTCTACTAGGTTATCTGACACAAATTGGTTTGTTTCAGTAATGATTCCGTACATTATCGTCGCCGCCTTCGGATCACACCAGCAACCGCAAGCAGAGCAAGTGCCGATGGTGTGGGAACGATCTCGTAAGAGAAATTGTCGAGGATGAAATGGTTGATGGGCGAGTTAGGAGAAAACCCTGAGATCTTCAAGGTATCAATGGCTACTTCATCGAACTCTAGCCTTGTTCTCACCATAGAAGGGATCGACAGAGTGCGGCTCCATACAACCGAACCATCCCGATATCCTGTGAGAGTCAAGTCAAGGTCAATCCATGCAGCGGTGATGTCCGCACCGACAAACCTCCAAAGTTCGTCTCGACTGATTCTAAACCCATTGGCAGCGTCCGACCCATAGGGGGTGAATAGCGCACGGTCACCGACGAGCCCATCGTCGTAGCCGCCGAAGTCCACATCCTTGATGTCGTAGTATGCCCATCGTCCTGAGAATGGTTGCCATTCGGGATTCGATGCAGGAACGACGAGATTGCTCAAGAACTGAAATCCTTGGTAATCTCCGATAGGACTTGCAACCACGAACTCAACGTTTGAGGAAGGTACTGTAGGCTCAGGCAGATCCTCAAATGTGAGTGTGAGATTTGCGTGTGCTGCCGTTGCGATAAATGCTGTTGCGATTAGTGTCTTCATTGTGTCTTCTAGTTTCATAATACCAAAGGTGGGAATCGAACCCACATGCCATAAGGCAATGGATTTTGAATCCACCGCGTCTGCCAGTTCCGCCACATTGGTGTAATGGGAATGGTGGGAATCGAACCCACACGATCAATTGATCGACAGATTTTAAGTCTGTTGCGTCTGCCTGTTCCGCCACAATCCCGAACTACCCCGCCTAGATTCGAACTAGGAAAAAGAGAACCAAAGTCTCCTGTGATACCGTTTCACCACGGGATATTAAAACACATTACTTGCGAGTGCGTACATTGCGATACCACTCGCGGTTCCTACATTCAGACTCCTGACACTTCCATACTGTTTAATGTACAATACTTGGTCGCAGATGTCAAGGATTTCTGCGGGTAGACCAACTTGTTCCTGACCAAACGCTAGAACATAATGTGTATTTGAGTCCCATACAAACTCGTCAATTGCCGTAGCACCTGGCACATTATCTATGCCAATTACTTTGACTGTTCCGTAAGATCCACGAATTATCTTGATCTGATCTTCCAGTTCAACAAAGGTCTTGGCGTGCTTGAAATGTGTGTAATGATGTGTGCCTACAGTGCCACGGCGATCATACTGCTTTGCTCCATAAAGGATTACTTGCTTAGAAAGAAACGCATTCGCGTTACGAATAACTGTAGCAATATTGAAGTCATTATAAAGATTGCTACAAACAACGGTAAAATTATTCCGCTTTGCATCAAGGTCTGCGATGATCGCTTCATGCTTCCAATAATGGTAGTGGTCAATCACGTTCCTCGTTTCCATAGGTATAGTATACCATTAAACTTTACTTTGTCAAGCCCCTTCGCTTCATTTCTGCGTTGATATCTTCCAGATTCTTTTTGGCATCAATCATTTTGTTCTTGAACATTTTACGATCTTTATACATTTGATCCATAAGTTCTGGCAAGAATCCACGCACATCTTTTCTATAGGTAGTTCCATTAGCAGCAGTTGATACATTTCTCTTCTTGTTATCTTCAAGAACACCCATTGTCACTGAACCTCTTTTTAGTACGCCTTCGGGTGATACCACACCACGAACACTTTCCTTTGTGATTGTTTCTGGTGAGATATTGTACTGCATGATGAGATGCGGATACAGTGAATTCAAGTCAAAGGATACTACCCACTTGTGCATACCTACTTGTGGTTCTTTTACATAACCACCAGCATATTGCTCGTCTTTTCTTCCCTTTTTCTTTGGTGGAATTGCAATTCCTTTGTTGCTAAGTGTGTTGTAAATGATTACATCCCATGTACGAACTTGGGAGAAGACATCCTGATAATTTACTCCTGCTGAATATGCCAGAGCAATTGCCAGTTCAATTAAT